GTTCATCTAATAAGTGTGTTCTCGCTTCCAAGTCTATGTCTATAGGCTTCCACTGCTTCTGCTCCAGAAGGCTCAAGCACTTTAGATCCCTTAACACATAATGTGGAGCCTCAAAATATAATCCTATTGCTGCCCTCCTCATTGTCCTTGTCATGCTTGCCATCTTCTTCACCTGTGTCTGACTACTAGTTGCGAAACTAGCAACTATACTAGGAGCACTGAATGCCTGGTCAAACTTACTCAGTGCACTTTCCATGCTAAATGCCTTCCTATTCACAGAGCATAACTGAATAGCAAAGCTATCTAAGTCTGAAGACTGTGTCACCTTTTCTCTCACCATGTCCTGTAGGCTTCTCACCTCGTTTTGTGCAGACTTTGGGTATGTGTACTTATAAGGGTCATTCAAAAGATTGTCATTATACATTCCTGAACTAGTTGCAAACTTAAGATCCTGCATGTCGTTCTTCCTATTCATCAGAACAGCACACCATATCCTATCTGATGTTCCCAAGTCCTCTCCAGCCTCCAGCTTGTTCTTTATGCCTTCATATACCTTGAATGCTCTCTGACAGAGTAGCAGGCTGTAACCACCAACAATATCCACAAAGCTCATAATCCTCAGATTGTCAAGCAGGATGCAAGTTCCTTTGTGATGTGGGTAACATGAGTCTTCCCAATATTCATCATCACTGATCAGCTTGGGATGTGCGTTCACTGTCAAGTTCCTCATTTTCCTCATCAGGAAAGCCATGTTTATCATAAACAGACTTGAGCCATCTTTTAAGCAGGCTCTTGATAGATCCAAAATCTGTTGATTCTCCAAATAAACAGTTATGGCAGGGTTCATAGCTATGATAGCAGCTTCCACCTTGATACTTGGTGATAGAACTGTTCCGTATCTAGAGAATGTGCTGTATATTTCACTCATCTTGCAGCTTACAACTGACTTAGCAGAATTCAGTTGATTTATAGCTATACCTAATGTTGTGTAGGTGCTCCAGTACAGCTCTGTGATTACATCATACTCATTTCTGCCATTTCTTGTGTAGAAAAGTGCCTTACTGCACTTGATAGAAGGGTTGCTGTCGTCAGAGCTGCATAGTGATTTCAACACAACCTCTCTAACTCTGTCTACTCTGCCATCATTGATATAGATAGGTGATTTTTCATCAAGTCTCTGTAGTTGCATCATTGTGACTTTGTCTAGCATAGTCAGGAATGCAGTGTGTGATAGTGAGCTCATCTTGTGTGGGATTTCCTGAATCATGTGTGCGCTACATACAAAATACAAATTGTTGTAGCACAGACACTGATCTAATATTAGTGAGACTCCATTGGTATACCCCATATCAATGAAGTCTTCATATGACATCTTCCTTCCATTTTTCATTATATTGTATATTCTTCCATCTGGTGCATCTATGGCCTTCCTTACTTGCATCCCTCGCAGTCTGACAATGTTCAGACATGATTTGAGAACTTTCTCTGATATGAACACTCTTTTCCTGCTCAGTCTAGTCAAAAAGCAGCTTATAATCTTATCAGCTAGAGGGCTCGAACAGTAAGATGACTCATTGCTTATAATCATCTCAACACCTCGATTCTTTGGTCCCCAAGCCTGGTTATCACAGAGGCCAAATGTTACATTTGAGGCATCTCCTTGTTCAACCTGTCTATAATCTTCTGACGTTTCCAGCCTACTAGTTTCCTTTCTTTGTGCATTTACCATCATATCATGTGGATGGCCCTCTAGGATCAGATCTGTTATTTTCTCACTACAAGACTGCACTGCCTTGATCTGCACTGTTAGAACACCTAGATCTCTAACATTACCAATC